ACTAAAAAACTGCCTTCATTGAAATTTCTAACACCATCTTTTTCTTTGATTGTATTCTCATCTTCTGGCATTCTATGAGCAACACAATAGTAATCTACTTCCCAACCATCAGGTACAATTTGTTGTGACATTTTCTCATAAAAATGTGAACTAAAATGCCAACCTGTAGCTACAACCAATATCTTTCTCATGAGAAATCCAAATTATATATATCCGGATTGTAAATTGCTGATGCTGAGTATTTTACATTACCTGTTAATACTTTGTAACCTACTCTATCTTTTATATCATACATATTTTTACCATCCACTCCGTGCAAATCTCTCTCTTTTGAACCACCCTCAAAGAAAACAACTGAACCATCTTTTATTTGGTCTTTAACGCCATCATATAACATCTCTAACTTTTCTCCAGTATTATCAATATCAAAATACATAAAATCAAAGTCTTCCACATTTTTTATCCAATCAAAAAAATTGTTTTCGGTTAAAGTTATGTAATCGCCAACACTCCAAGCATCATACTCTGCCAAAGTAGCTTGTTTATTACCCCAATATTCATCAACCCACATATCATAAGACTCTATGTGACCATCTATATTATTTTCATGTAAAGCCTTAGCCATCGTTATTGTAGTGTAACCTCTTCCCGGACCAAACTCCACTATTTTTTTTGGTTTTAAAGTTACTATAAAATCATATAAAATTGGAAGCCATTCATATTTGCCGTGAACTGGTATACTCATTATATATTCTCCTTAACTTTATCGATTATATATTCTGTATCATTAAATGATAATTTCTCATTCATTGGCAAACTAACAGTTCTTCTTTGTGATTTTTCTGTTTTAGGAAGTCTAAGAAATTCTTTACCCTCATTATAGACAGAATTTTGATGTAGTGCTGAATAATGTACACCACAAATTATACCATCTCTTTTCATATTTTCGATAAATTTCTTATTATCTAAAACCTCTATTCTATACAAATGTTTACTTGTATTTTCATAACCGAACTCTTTATTATATATATCAACTAAATTACTCAAACTCCTCATTTTTTTATCAAAGTTTTTAAAGTTGTTCATTATTATTTTAGCTTGAATAGAGCTCATATAGAATTTATAGCCTGGAAAAGATATACCCCTCTCCCAATTATTATCAGCATATGTCATCCCATTCAATACAGCCGATTTAAACCATTTATATTTATCATAATCATCAGTTACAATCATACCACCATCAGATCCACCAAGCGGTTTAGTTGGGTAGAAACTAAATATCATTAAATCATTTGATTCACATTCTTTCATAAATTGATTAGGTTCTAACTTCTGTGCTGAATCTACTATCTTATAATCCTCAAATGTATGTAGAACATAAGAGTGTCCAACCCAATCTACATCATCGTAAAACCTAACTTCATTACCACTTGTTATTATAGCATTAACAACAACTGGTGGAATCATACTTGGTATATTCACGACCGTATTCTTATTTAACATAGATAAAAATATAGCATTAGTAGCACTATTAACTGAACAGGCATACTTAGCCCCAACATATGATGCAAATTTATTTTCAAGTTCAATCACAACATCATCGTGTAGTAAATTAGAAAAATCTGAAGTGTCGATTATATGTGTATTTATATTAAATAATTGAATCATGCAAAAACTACTCCGTACAATTGTAACAATTCAACACTATACTCATCACAAATTCTTTTTACTCTATCTTTAAGACTAAGAAATAGTTCAACATCGTTATTAACATCTGTATACAAATCTTCACTATCTAACATAATGTGATTAATCCTTTTGGTGTCGAACAATTTATCTAAATTTAATACTCCTTTCAGAGTTTCTATCTTCGGTACAAAGCTGGTGTGTTTTGGTAGTAAATCACAAATCAAATTCACCTCAGCAACCTCTTCTATATTTGAGGTAGCAAAATATTTTATATTATCATACTTTGAAAGAACGTTCAAAGAATCTGTAAAAGAAAGACTAGGAACTGGTGGTTTAGACCTTCCCTTTGGATAGTCTAAAAATATATCATAACCCCTATTTAAAAATTGTTTTAACTGTTTCATATCTTTTACATGAGCCATATTAATTCTTATAACAACACCTTCTACTTTTTCAAACTCTTTCAATGTTAGTAAGTGGTTAGATATTAATATCATCGTTTTTCCTCTCTTATCCTAGTAGCTGAAATTTCTTTTATGTCATCAGGCGGTATTAATTCATTCAAATCATAACCCACATCACGACCATAATTTACAGATTCAATAGGTGGTATCACTATTACTTCAATGTCGCCTACATTTACTTCATCAAAAAATCTTAGAATAATTGACTTACGAACTGATTCAGTTGGAAATGGATTGTTCTCAGGCTCATCATCGTGAATGTCCATAATGGCTATACAAACTCTTTTACCTTCTCCTAGCATTTGTCTGACGCACCATTCGTGACCATCGTGAAATGGTTGAAATCTTCCTATATAAAATGAATATCTATTTTTAGAAACCATAATTAAATAAATCCAAATCTCTTTTGTATATATCAGAAACAATCTCTACTAATCTTTCTGTATACAATTCTTTATAATTAGCAGAAGAATGTTCCTCTTTAGTTATATTCCCTTCAATATTTATTTTTTCAGCTAATGTTTTCCAATCCTCTTCTAAATTTTCGAACTTCCCTACATAATCTACAAAACGACAACCATCTGAATATTCAACATAATTGCTTTGGGGAAACCAATGGTCGTTAGTGAAAGAACCATCTTCGTATCTCAAATTCCTTGATCCTCTATCTACTACAAAAGAAGAAAAATTATTATCTACTCTATCATCTGTTTGCCTCCTATTGAAAACATTCCAAGCAGAAACTAGTCTTTCAAATGGATTTCTAACAAACGTAAACACAAAATAATCATTTGAAATTTCATCATCTGTTATATTTTCTAACCAATCATCAGTTCCCTCTTTGTAATAATATGGTTTACTAACCTCTGTATTTTTTTGATTAATTGTATTTACAATAGTAGTGCTAGCAGACCTTCCAGGTTTCATATATATAAATTTATTTTCTTCATACACACGTGTAGTTATGAATTTATTATTTTTAATATGATTTCTAAATTTATAACTCATCGATAACCTCTTTCATCTTTGATGTATCCATAGAACAATCAGTTGCCATATTAACATCAGATATGTCTTTTAAATAAATAGGTTCAATATTACTATTTTCTTTTTTTACAAAATCATAAACAGATTGAGACTTGCCACCGACATTTATTATACCTGTTTCATCTAATAATTTTAAAGTAATTTTAGCAGCATCTTCAATCCACATTAAACTTTTTTTCATATCTCTCAGAGCTTTAGGATGGGGGAATGGTTTTTTATTCATAGCCATCCTTAATATCAAATGATTGTCGTACATCTGCACAGCACACTCCCCACCTAGTTTAGACCAACCATATTTTGTAAAAGGCTTCATACAATCTGTTTCTTTATAGTTCCCATCAACCCCTTCATAAACGTAATCGGTAGAAATATAAATTATCTTTTTCTTATACTTTTCACAAGCCATAACAATATTAGCAGTTCCAACAATATTTGTTTTTATACTTAATGTAGGATTATCTTCGTGAATAACCATTGGTCTTGTTACAGCACCAGCATGAATTACATAATCAAAATCATTTTCTCTTTTTCTGAAATAGTAATCCACATTCCAATAATCTCTTACATCTAATCCAGGATACATACTCTGTTTATGAGGAGTTATAAAAGAGTGTTCTTTTCCAACTCTAACTAAGTGTTTACAAAATTCACCATCACCGCCTGTAACTAATATTTTCAATCGAACTCCAAATTATTATTAAATTTAGCTTTTATTTGATTACCTTTCTTATCTTTAGACCAATACATCACACCTAAAGTTTTTCTATCCATACCCTTTGTAATTTCAGGTAATCCATGCCAAGAATTTTCAGAACATTTAAATACATTTAATTGATTAAATTTATATGGTATAGTTCCATATTCCTCTCCATTATGTATCCTCAAGTCAAAAGAAGAATCATATTCTTCCGATAAACAAAGTATAGCACTGTATTCTCTTTTCCAATCATTATGTATTCCGTGATGACTTGCATCAACATGCATTCCTAAGTAACCACCTTCTCCATTTTTATTAGGAGTTAACATCATACCACCACCATAGTGAGACATATCAGGAAAAGCATTATCTGTCAAACCCATTACTATATTGGGATCAAAATGTGTGGATATGTAGTCTAACAAAAGTAGAGCAGCGGGTGGTACATTCTCACGACCTAACTTAGAACAATACTGAATCTGTCCGGCATCATCTCCACCATACTTTACCCAATCATCCACCAAATCATAACTCTCAGCAGCTGCTCTAACCAAAGATGGAGATGGTATAAAATCCTCTATTGTTATCGCTGGATATGGTTTATCTATTCTGTTTATCTTCACTTTTCAATCTCCTAAACTTTTCATAATCCTCTATGTAATCGGAAGAATTGTATGCAGTATTAGCCAACACTAACAATATAGCATCGTGACCAACATATATTTGTTCATCCCATATCATTTCAGGTATGTATAAAGCCTTCCACGGTTGATTTAGTTTCCAAGTTCTGACACCACCCATTCCGTCATCACATTTCACATCAATAACTCCGTTTATCGAAATTAATAATTGTTTAGTTTTATAGTGACTGTGCTTTCCTCTGTCGTTTTGATTATGTACACCAAAGACATAAAACATTCTTTTGACTTTAAATGGAACATCTTTGTCAAATTCAATTGGAGCTAATCTACCATCAGATTCATCAAAGAATTTTAGATTAAATCTTTTTACATCATCTATAGTTGTCATTTATTCTCCGTTCCCCACTCCTCTCCAAAATGTCCGACAGGAACTCTAAATTCGTCTTTCGGATTATACTTTTCTGTTAAGTAGTAAAGCAGTATAGAACCTGGCTCTAATGCTTTATAACCATGATATACACCTGGCTTCATTTCAATCACTCTTGGATTCCTATCTGATAAGTAAACAAATTCACAACCATCTTCTTCCGTAGCCATCCCCACCTTAAAAGAACCTTTTATACAAGTCCAATAATCAGATTGTATATCATGTTTGTGCCAAGCTACAATATGTTCTGTACTATTTACATATGATACATTTATCTGTCCATCTATAACTTCAAATACATCTAATAATCTTTGTGCTCTATCATCCTCATTATAATACATACTATTCTCCTTATGAAAAATCCATTACTTGTGGAACGTGTGTTATAAACTTCCCACCATTTTGAACAAAATCTGATTCTTTATTTGCAATAATATCTTTGAAGTTCCAAGCACCTAAGAAAGCATAATCATATTTATTCAAATCTACAGACTCTCTATCAACTACAGGTATGTGACTACCTGGCGCTAATAAACCTTGTTTATCAGGCGTTGTGTCTGTGATACAATCTATTAAGGAACTATCAATACCACAATAGTTAAAAACAGTAGTTGATTTAGATGTAGCACCTATACTGACTATTCTTTTACCATTCTTTTTTAAGTTAGTTAATTTTCTGTTCAGTAATTCCTTTGATTGTTTGACTCTCTCTGCAAATATTTCATAAGTTTGAAAGTCATCTAATCCAAAAATCATCTCTTCATTTATATTCTGTTTTACATTTTCAGTAATGGTATTGTTAGATGGAATATTTGGCTTTTTGGCATATATTCTGTTAGAACCACCGTGAACTGATAAATTATCAACATCAAATATAATCAAACCATTCTCTCTTAAAATATTGTCAAGTGCTGTAACTGAAAATACATGCGCATGTTCGTCATATATTTGGTCATACGAACCTCTTTCTAACATCCTAAGCAAAGATGGATCTTCAAATACAAACACTCCTTTATCACTAAGTAAGTTAGCGACTGCTGAAAAGCAATCATCTAAGTCTTGTATGTGACATATACAATTAGCAGAGTAAATCAAATCCATTTCTCCATCAGAATCTTTAATCTTATTAGAAAGTTCTGTTGTCCAAAACTCCGTTCTAGTCATATATCCCATATCAGCAGTCACTCTTGCAAAATTATCACAAGGCTCTACACACAGAGAATCCTCTACTGGAAAGTTACTTATGAAAGGCCCATCATTAGAACCTATCTCTAAAACTTTCTTTGGTTGAAACCTATTCTCTAACATTTGGGCAGTCTGCCTGAAATGATTTACCATTGGCGTAGACAATGATGTATTGTATTTATAATCTTCATTGAACATCAACTCTGGCTTAACAAAATCTTTCATAGAAACCAACTTAGTTTCCTCATCAAAAACTACTTTTAAATCAAAGAAGAACTCATCATTAATTTCATCTTCTTTTAAAAACTTATTTGCTATAGGTTGTCTACCTAAATCTAAAAACTCTTTTTTCATTTTAACTCCTTCCAACCAGTGCCTCTTCTCTCATTATATTCTATATCCATATTACGTTCTTTATCCCAACCAACATATCTTGTTGTTTCTTGCTCTTTAGAATGGTCTCCCTTTTCGTCTGAGTAATAATAACAACTTATAACTATTCTAGCGTTATCCTCATCACATTTAACTAAATCAAAACCGTGATACGATATATCAGATGTATTAAATATAACCAAGTGATTAAATTCAGGAAGATATTTTTTATCAGCTACATATTGATTTTTTTCATCAATATATCCTAATTCATTATGTCCACCCCATTCATCTTCCCAATCTTTAGATAAGAAAAGTAACACATTAACTCTTCTCCACCCCAAATTAACATTCTTATTAAAATCTGTATGTGGTTCTAAATGACTACCTCTTGGTTCAAAATTTATGCCAGCTCCATACCAAGATTTATCGGAACGAAGATCATCTATTCCGGTTAGTTCTGATAAAAAGTTAGTCCACTCATCTGACACTAAATAATCTGTCAAAACCTCTGCAGATTTACCAAAATCAGAAAAGTCATTTCCTGTTGTACACAATTTCCACCATTGGTAATCATCTTTTATTTCTAATATATTATCTAATAAATCATCTAACAATTCTGTAGAAAATAAGTTTTCTAGTTTTATATGTTCAAATGGTTTATTAGATTTGTACTCTTCTTTATTTTTCTGCGCTATTTCTTTTAAATTACTTATCATAAACTTTCTCCCTAACAAATACAATATCTTCTTGCACTAATTTATTTTCATCATAATGTTCACCGATACTCATCTTCTTAGTGAATCCTATATCTTTCATATAATCCAGTGTTTGTTCTGCTGTTGGTGATCCTATGTTATGTTCTATAAAAGATACTTCTAATATAATAATCGATGTTCTACTAACAATATCTTTCCCACCTTCCAATATATCCAATTCAGAACCTTGTGTATCTATTTTAATTAAATCAAATACAGCTCCCTCTTCAAAAATATTATCTAATTTTTGCAAAGTAACTTTACTTTCCTGTACAAGTTGTGGTATATCCCAATAGTTATATTCTTTGTAATATGAATTACCTTCTGTATGTGGTTTGTCACTTCGGGTGTAGAAAGTAACTTCTCTCTCCTTATCACCTAAAGCGGCTATTAAATATTTGTCACCATTCATCATAGCTAATCTATCCAAAGAAGCTTCATGTAGTGGATTAGCCTCTATCATAAATACGCCAACATCAGGCCAAACTCTTTTAGACCAACTATGAAATTGTCCTGCGTGAGCTCCTATATCTAATATAGCATTTGGATTTATACCCATATCTCTGACTTCTTCAAGTCTCATAGTTTCACCTTGTCTATATCCCATTTAATCTCTCTAATTCCCTAACTTCGTTACAAACTTTTTTGATATTTTCGTAATACTTTCCCTGTCCTTTATTTTTATTTGTACCCCATGGATTATGTAGTGCAAAAGGAGCTTTATCTTCTAAAGGATACATATACCCATTATCTATACAAAAGCTCAATACCTCTTTTACTGTTGGTTTTTTGTCTAAGCATGCACTAACAAAATAATCCTCACAAGGATTACCACCATCTTTCAAATAAGATTCTAACCTATTTTCAATAATATCTAACATAAAACTTTTCTTTCTTAAAGATAATCCACCATTCATAACTCTATTGTAAATAGAATCCAAAGGATTTAATATATTACCCCAATAACCACCAATAAAATCAAAATGCTCAAACTCCTCAATCACATGCTCTGAATTAGGACACAACATAGAATCTGTTTGGAAAATTAAAATAGTTTCTCCCACACAAGATTCCCAAAAATTTTTAGATGTAAAAAGTTCAACATACTCATCATGATTTAAATCATCTACTTTTAAATTACTGAAAACGACATTTAAATTACTATCTTTACATATACTATTTACATACTCAAAGTTTTTATTTCCGTGAAAAATTTGTAAACCCCATTCATCTGGCAGAATCGACATAACATTATTAAGAACAAAAGATAAAGCTTTGTGTTCTCTAGTTTCTACTATAACAGCTACCTTACTCATGCTTACTTACTAATATACCGTAATCTCTGAAATATAAATAATCTATGTTAGTTCTTAAAAAGCAATCTAAAGCGTGTTGTGGTGTTTCTACGATCGGTTCTCTATCATTAAAGCTAGTGTTTAAAACTATTGGAACATCTGTTTTACTCCTAAAATTATCTATAAAATTATAGTACCACTCATTATCTTCTTTACTAACAGTTTGCAATCTAGCAGTATCATCGAAATGAACTACGGCAGGAACTTTTTCTGACATGCTATCTTTGAACTTCATAGCTACATTCATATATGGACTGTCTACATCGTGAACAAACCAATCTTTTACATAGTCTCTCAACACCGATGGTGCAAAAGGTCTGAACCATTGACGATGTTTGACTTTCTCATTAACTATATCTTTTGTTTCTGCATGTCTTGGGTCTGCTAAAATACTTCTGTTACCCAATGCCCTACGACCTGACTCTGAACCACCACCAAAAACTGATATAATTTGTTTATTAATCATTTTGTATATAACATAATCATCATCTGCTCCTGTAATTTCTATTTCATCACTTCTTTCATCTAAAGCTTCTTCAACTTCTTCTTCACTATATGTATAGCCAAGATATGGGCTACAATTCTGAGGTGTGTTGTATATTCTTGGATTATCCAATATTTGATGCCATAAATATCTTGAAGAACCTAAAGACAAACCAGCATCATAAGGGATAGGGTCTACAAATATATTTAAATTAGGAAACCAATCGAACATCTTACCCACCGAAACACAATTCAAACTCACACCACCTGATAAGCACAGATTTTTTGGTTTGTATTTTTCTATGTAAGGAGATAACAAATCTTTAATTAATATTTCAGTTCTAAGTTGTAAAGAAGCTGCTATATCAAATTTATTCTGTTCCGATTCCTTAGCTTCTTCAATTAATGTTTCTATATCTATTGGCGCCCAACCTTTCATCGAACCTCTAGTATCACGTAAATCAGACATATTATCAAAATGAGAAAAGTACTTATCTGGATTTCCCAAAGCAGCCATACCCATAACTGTTCCAGCTTGGTCTCCTCTTGGATCTCTCCAAGTTCCAAGTCCGAATATATGTTTAGTACAATTTGCCCAATAGTATCCAACATTTATAATACCGCTGGGAATCATTTCTAATGGTTCTATTTTATTACCCTTTCCATACCAAAAAGTAGTGCAGGTTACAATAGAACCACCTTTCTCATCCATCTCTGATATTTGAGGCGATTTATCAATTTCTGACTTTTCATGCAAAGAACCATCTATATTATCGATACCACCACCATCAATAGTCATTATTAAAGCTTCATCATATTCACTAGTAAAAAAAGCATTAGCAGCATGAGATTGATGATGTCCAATTATGTAAAGTCCACCACCATTACTTTTTGCTATTTCTTCACACTTATTTAAAGAATCAATGTAACTATTATTAATCATACCACCAGTTCTATGTGTTGTTACATATTTAATATCATTAAAATCTTTTTCATTATCCAAAAAGAATTGCATGGAATTAGCAACAGAATTTTTTCTTCTATTAAATCTTTCTAATTCATTATGAACTACTGATACACCATCCTCTAATATACTGTAAGAAGAATCGTGTCCACTGTGAAATCCTACTATTTTCATATTTTTTTCCTCATAAAGTTTAACATCGTTGGCCAAGTGTAATTTTTATAAGATTCAACACCAATCTTTGTTTCACACCAATCCAACTCATCTCTAATTTTATTTAACATTTCAGATGAAATGTAATTTGTTTCTGTTATTTTGTCATCTTTTTTAGATAAACTATCTAATAAATCTGTTGTTAATGTATCACCATCTTTTATAATCTCATAACCATACAAAGATTCCCATTGATTACTGCATGTATGCAAATCTTCAATAATATATAATCCACCGCCCTTCAAAGAATCCCATAAATAATTTAATGACATCTGCATCTGTTCCATAGAATGTCCACCATCATCTATTATCATATCAAAATCATTTCCATGCTCTGATATAAACCTTTGTAAATCTTCTTTGTTTGATTGATTTCCCTTAAACAATACAGACCTATCTAAGTAAGGATTACCTCTCTGCAATACTTTAAATTCTTCTACATAATTTGATCTATCTTGTTCATTAAACACATCAATACCATATATATTTGCGTTTGGAAAATACTCCAACCACATTCTATGAGATTTGCCTGTTTCTACTCCGATTTCTAATACTTTACTAAAATCATTTCTTACACTACTCAATATTTCATCATAGAGGTTAATGTAACCTAAATCTAATTTATCAGCACCATATTTTTTAGCAAGATGTTCTAAACTAACCATCTAAATTCTTTTCTCTAAATAGTGATCTTGTACATTTGTATGACCAACATGCAATATTATTTCATTACCACATCCAATATGTCCACTACCAACTCCCCATTGAATCGGCATTGAATAAGGATAAACTTTAGATTCCCAAGCTGCTCTACTCATATGTAATGGCGCTCTAACATTTGGATGTTTCTCTGACATTTGTAATCTTAACTCATCTAAATATCTTCTAGCTCTTTCATTAGATGTATGAAAACTAGTCCACCATAAATCATATGTTAGTATATTTCCATTTGATTTATCTTCACCTATATGATAATCACCATTATTACCACGTGTATGTATACCATCAACCTTTACCAATTGTCTCTCATTAGTTGGAACACATACTCCAAATTGCTTTGTTATATCTACAAGAGTTTTAACCTCATTAGAAGCAAACATTAAATCAGAATCCATTGATATAGCTACATCAGCTTTAGATTGAAGTAATCCACAAATCTCATAGTAATCACAACAAAACCATCCCCAATAAGAATGTTCTTTCGAAAAGGGGCTGTCATTTTCTACATCTACAACTCTGACTTCAACATCTTTATAAACATCTCCTATCTCAGGACAATCTGTATAAAGTGTAAGTTTTGCTTTTGGAAAATATTGTTTTACTGATAAGTATGTGGGATCTAATCTACCCATTTCACCAAATTCTAATTTGTTATTATTATTTCTATTAGAACCAAACTCTGCGAATATTATTTCTAATTCCATTTAATACTTTCTGTTTATATATAAATATATATAATTATTGTTTAATACAATATTTTTTTAATTTCATCAAAAACTTCATCAGCTTTTATCAAGCTCATACATTTGCCGTCATATGGGCAAATAAATTGGTCGTGACAACTTAAACAATCTAATTCTTTTCTTACAAACTTTTTACCTAAACCAAATAAATCTGTTTCTTGATATGGTGAAGGACCGAAAAAAGTAATAATGTTTTTTTCAAATCCTATCGCTAGATGAAGAGCCATTGTGTCTCCAGTCACAATTACTTTCGATAAATTTATTAAGAAGCTAAACTCTTCTAAAGAATATTTGTTAGTAGTATCAATAACATTGTTATTATTATGTTCATGCAATAATTTATGATTTCTCTCCAATTCATCTTTTGCTCCTGATAGTATAATTTTATTCTTTGAATCATTTAGAAGTTTTCCAATCAAATCTTTATAACCATCATAAGTCCATTTTTTATGAGGGTAAACTTTACCACAACCTGTATTTAATAATATTAAATTATCATCAGTATTTAACTGATACTCTCTATAAAAATTATTCTTAAACTTTTCATATTTACTTTCATTTAAAGGAACAAATATTTTTTCATTATCATACTTTAATTCAGAAACATCGAACATCATTTTTTGATAAGTTTTCTTATTCTTTTGTTTTGCGCCCCAATTATCTAAGCAAATTTCATAATGATATATTGTTCCTTTATTTAAAGGATATGGATGACCAAATTTATTTAGTCCATAACCTCTCTTATCTGTTGAGTTAAATGATTCAATCATAGAAGTAGCCTTCGCATCCTTATCTAAATTTATTATTACATCAAACTCTTGACATTGTAGTATTCTAACATTTTCATCATTATATGAAACAACCTCATCTATAAATTTATTATCTTTTAAAAATAATGATGATTCAGTTTGAGTCATCCAAACTAACTTAGAGTTTGGATATGCTTTTTTAATACCCTCTGCTAAAGGTGTACATCTGATAACGTCGCCTAACGCATCCAATTTAATTAATAATATTCTATGCGAATACTCACGATATAAAGGGCTATTAGAATCAAAGCAATTATGGTCTTTATCTATCCAATATTTTTTACAAGGCCTATCACCCTTAAAATCTTTACATAATCCAATCTTTGAAGTCATCAAGAAAACCTTTTACTGAATAATCTGTCAATGGATGTTCTAAAATAGATGGAAACAAATTATATCCTGCAGTTACTATGTGACCACCAGCTGTCCAAGAATCAACAACATCTCTATCTTTTCTAATACTACCTACGATAATTTCTGAATGTATTCCGTTTCTGTCAAAATTATTTCTGACATTTTTAAGAACTTTCAGCGGATCTCCGCCGGAATCAAGCAACCTATTATAGAACAAAGAAACATATCTAGCACCAGCTAAAGCAGATAACTCCAACTGAGCTTCTGTAAAGCAACAAGTTACATTTACATCTATTGGATATTGAGACAACTTATTTACTACTTCAAGCTCTTCATAACCAACAGGTATTTTAATATTTAAATTGTCATATGAAAGTGACTCATATATTTCAATTGCCTGATCGTACATATCATCTGCTTTTTCTGCAAATACTTCAACACTCAATGGAACTTCACCGTATTCTTCACAAACTTTTACAATCTTTTTTATGTGTTTGATGAAATCTGATTTTGGTTCTTTAGACATCAAAGATGGATTGGTGGTAACTCCACTAGCGAATCCTTTTTTTAATGTTTCTTCAATATGTTCTAAATTTGCTGTATCTATAAAAAATTTCATAACTACTCCTTGTCTTCTATGAATTTATAAGTTTTACCATCCTCTACTAAATGAGAATCTCCATCATCATCTTTCGTGGATGCTTCTATTATTACAGTATCTTCTAATGCCATTCTCATGTGCATTAATCCTGGTTTTATGTGATATACATCTCCCTTTTCAAGTATCACAGATTTGTTTTTAGCTCTACCAACTCTGAGTCCAACTTTTAATTTGCCAGAATCTATATAATAAGATTCTACTTTCTTTACGTGATATTCTAAACTACTTTGAGAACCTTTTTTCATAAAAATCTTTTTCACACTATAATCATCTGTTTCAAATAATGTATCCATATGCCCCCAATACTTATCAATACTTTTTATTGGTTTGTTAATTGGTGGTATTTCAGTTATTCCATATTGTATTTCTTTATTGTCCATAATAGCTGTTCTCCCCATGCTTTCTTAAAAAGTGTTTATCAATTAAATTGGTATCCATATTTACATCGCCAAGTATACAAGTACGATAAGCTAACTTTGCTACATGTTCAAGAACTATAGCATTTTCTACAGCATCATCTACAGAATCACCCCACACCACTGGACCGTGACTTGGTAAAAGAGCAGCTTTCATATGAAATGGATTGATTTTATTCTGTTTAAAAAAGTTTACAATTGACTTGCCACTATTTTTTTCAAAATCATTATCTATTTCACTTTTAGTTAAATCCTCTACTACTGGAACATCACCATAAAAATAATCAGAATGTGTTGTTCCCACACAGGATATTGGCAACTTAGCTTGAGAAAATATAGTAGCGTATTCAGAGTGTGTATGTATTACACTATTTACACCCTCAAATCCTTTGTATATTTCTAAATGTATATCAGTATCCACAGATGGCTTATGTTTAGATAATGTTTCATACTTCCCTTCATCTGATATATTAACTGTAACTAATTTTTGTATTGTTAAATTATCGATAGGAACTCCTGATGGTGTTATAGTAATTAAATTTTTATCTGTAGAGCTTTTAACACTAACGTTACCCCACGAACCAATTACTAATCCACTTTCACATATTTTTTTATATGCTTCATATACATTCATTATAAACTTTCCAAATAATACTCTAATTCATCTCTCTTTGGACAAACTGTTCCGTGCTTTTCAACAGACAGACCAGCCCAACAGTTACTAATAAATAGTGAATTTTCTGGATACTCCTTCCAATTTGTTAACGATAAGCACGAAATAAAACTATCTCCAGCACCGCATGGATCTACTTCGTTTATATCAATTATATTTTGATGGTACTTTTTTCCATCCATATAAAGAATCGATCCATCCCTACCACTTGTAACACAAATATCACATCCGAATATTTTTGGTAAATCTTCCATTGACTGACCTTCGTCTAAATTAAATTCAGCTTCCAATTTGTTCATAACAATTAAATTAGCTCCTTTGAAATTGATATGATTTGAAACTAATCCTCTACCATAATCTGATATTTGAGAACTAACAACTATAGGAATCTCTTTATTAGTTAATACTGGCATCAAACTATTTGTAAATTCCTCTGTAAATAATCCATGCCTATAATCTATTAGCATAATTACATCAAAATCTTCACTATGTATTAACTTTTTTACTTCATAACACATAGAAACTATTGTTTTCTGTTTAATCGCTTGATTGTCAATAACATTTATTTGTAAATGTTTGTAATTAGAACCACCTCTCTCAACCCAAAACCTTTCCTTAACAGTATTTTTTCTATTCTCTTCTACCATAGGAAAAAAATTACCTTTAAAATTAAAATCTTCATCATAATTTCTAAAGTACTCATCATCTCCGAGCAAAGTTAAAAAGGTTATGTCGGCACCTAACTCTGATAAGTTTTTTACTACATTACCAGCTCCACCAAACGTATGTTTCTTTTCTGAAAACTGAGCTTTTAATGTAGGTGTCTCTAAAGATAAACCTATGGCTTTAGCATAAGTCCATACATCTAAAATTACATCACCTATTATAAGAACTTTTTTATTTTGAATCATTATCTTTTATCTTTCTTATCACACCAGTAGTGGATTTGTCAACTACAAGTGGAAATATTTTAATAACTATATCCTCTTTTATTTCATCTCTTCTTCTTATTTCATCAGCAGTAAATTCTCCACCTCTAACAACCACATCAGGATTAACACTATCTCTAATATCCTTTGGTTCTATACTATCAAATATTACAACCTCATCAACACAATCTATAGATTCCAATATAGCCTTTCTATCTTGTTGAGAGTTTATTGGTCTATTATCACCCTTTAGTTTTTTTATTGAATCATCTGAATTTATAGCTACAATTAATTTATCGCCAAATGTTTTAGCAAATTTCAGTAAACCTATGTGTCCAGTATGTAATATATCAAAACAACCATTGGTAAAAACTATTTTATTAGGTTTATGTTCAGTAATCTTCTCAACTCTTTTTACATGCCTTCCCTCACCAAATGGAGTTGATAACCAAGTATCAACGATTTGTAAAGATTGCTTTTCTGTTGTTATCCAAGATCCAAGACAGATAACATTTGAATCATTATGTTCTCTAGTCAACGGAGCTGTATCTAAATTATGAACTAATGATCCTCTAACATTTTTGAATCTATTGACTGCTATACTCATACCAACACCTGTACCGCATATTAATATACCAAAATCAGCGTCTTTTTTATCAACTATGCTACCAAGTTGATAAGCATAATCTGTATAATCCACACTATTGTTACTATCTGGTCCTAAATCTACACATCGATAACCATTACTTTTTAAATGTTCATACAATACTTTCTTTAATTCTACACCATTGTGGTCAGCAGCTAATACTATTGTCTTCATTATATCTCCTCAATTCTTTTTGTTCTATCACATATCAATAAATCATAGAAAGGTTTTTCACCAGCGCTCAACTCATGATATTTAGCGCCCCATTTATCTAATTGGTTTTTTGTTAATTTATAGTAATCATTACCAGAAGTAGACCCTCTAGCAGTCCAATATTTAATATAATTACCATTTTCATATAATTTATTTATTTTTTTTATATTATCATACCACGGCACAGAATTTTGATACTGACTATCTGTAACTTGAGAACATATTGTATTATCAATATCTACATATATAATTTTTTTATTTTTCATATAGCTCCTCATAAATTCTTTTCATCCAGTAAGTTCTATCTCTACCCATGTCGCTTGGTGGTATAGCATTAAACTGATACACCCAACCTGAATTATAAAGATTTTTTAAACTGTCTTCCCAATAGCATTGTGGGTGAAAATAAAATAACTGTTTTCTAACCATATCCATCATGCCAAATTGTCTCGGTAAAAGTTTCATCTCTAAACCAAACTCTTTTCTCATACAATTAATTAGTGATATATCACTTCCTGTTAACAGAGTATCATACGAATCAATAATTTTTTGTTTGTTTTTTTCATAAAAATCAAATACTTTATCAAAAAACTCTTTGTGGTCTTTGTTAATAATAACAAAACCAGTTTGAAAAAACTCAAAAGATGGTATACAAAACTCTTTGTTCCAAAACATTTTAGAGTATCCATTTATAGCTCTATTAACCCACTCAAAATCACCATCTGTAAGAACGCTTGTGAATTTATTATCTGTCATCTCAAAGAAATTAGGACAATCAGGATGAACCATAGAGTCAGCATCAACAACTAATACTTGATTGTATTCTATATCATTATGTTCTAGTATATTAAGAACTTGCCATCTCTGCCAAGTTATTAACATTTGAGATTCAGGACAAAGTAAATCTGACATAACATACACTTCATGACCATTCTTTTCAGCCCAAGCTTTCCAAGAATTTATACCATACTCATAACCCTGATGTCTATTTGCATGTCCTACACTAGCTTCTGTAAAGTTTGTTTCTCTTTTTATATATGGTATAAAAATTATATTCTTCATTTTTTGCCTGTATGTTTATCTAAATAAAAATATAAATTATCTCTACAATCACTGTTCATATAGTTAAATTTGAATCTGTTTTTCCAAGCAACATAATTAAAACTTAATTGGTCTCTCTTACTACCATACCTAATTTCTTTCCACCAATCTTCCATTACTTTTATACAATCCTTTTCATTATGTCTTCTCAATATTACACCACCTGTTATCAATCCATTATCTTCAGGATAACCATTATCCATATACCTTTGCATTTGATTAATTATAAGCTCTGGATTATCCTTATAGTTCTTCATTCCTCTTTCAGGAGTTATTTTCATATTTTTTTCACCAAACATCAAAATAGTTTTAGCCTCATCGTAAATACAATTTCTTTTATCATAAGCTGGTTGTGAATTATGATTATGAAAAGCAGCATTTGTATCATCTAAATACTTTTCTACTAACTCACCAACATCTCTTTTTACTATATAATTACCATCTATGTAAATACTAATCTCATAATCGCTAAGAAATCTGTGAGGTAATATCTTAAACCTTTTAGCGTTCCTCATATTATCTTCGTATAATGGTAAGTTATTTTCCTCACTAAAACACTTCCAATCCCAACCACTTGGCAATTTAGGTTTCACCACATTATCATAATTTCCAAATACTGATGTATACACAATCCTTTTATTCATAAGTAGGTTTCTCCCTCTACAAAGTTGTGTGCTATAGGAAATTGTCTTTGAACTTCATAACAGTCTGAGTATCTAGCCACTAAGTGATTAGCACCACATTGATTACTTATGTTGACTTTAGCTTTTGATTTAATGTAAAGTTGTATTCTTAGATTCATATGTTTCATATCTAAAGCTCTATCAACTTCAAATCCAATATCATCTAAATCTTTATAGCTCCAATAAAAGTACGGAAGTCTATTTTTATCTAAAAAATTTTTTACTTTAGAAAAATCATTCTCGTAAGATTTTTTATCATACCTACCATATTGTGTACCAAATCTATCTGATATCAAAAGACAACCAAATTCTTTTTTCCCAACATATTCCTCTATTATAGCATCACCTAACTCTTTTTCCTCATCCAACCAATATAGCTCTGGTTGTGAATCTTTCATTTCTTCTTTACTAAATTGCCAGAAAGTTAGCATTTGTTTTATCAAAGGAACATTTGGATTATCTTTATTATATATTCTGTAATGATCATGGAACACTTCACCTTCTATTTCATCAACAAAACCATCCACATAAGGATTGTTATCAAATACTATGTGAACATTATTATGTTCTTGTTCAAATAATTTTACCAATAGTTTTTTAGATGGAACATAAACTTTACAATTAGGATATTTTTGTTTAAGTAATCTTGGCATTGCTGATACGATTCCCCAATCTCCGATACCATTAGCAGCCTTTATAACCATAAACTTTTGTTTATCTAAATATTCATCAGGAATTCTCAAACCCTCTGATTTTTCAAAACCTAAAACATCAGTTTCTTTAATAGGGTAGATTTCATTATCTACTATCCTTTGGAAAATCAAGCTTTCCTCACATTCATCTCTTTACTAAAATTTTGATTGTAAAATAAATTCTGTTGTTCTTGTTTTTCAATTGTTTTTGGATGGTACAGACTTAATTCTTCTTGTGGCGGTAAATGTGAATATGTCTTACAACCTGAAATGTATTCATGCAAAGGTCTTGTCCATCTAATATCTTCTCTGTTTCTAAACACTCTTGCTTGGTAATCTGGATAATTTACCCAACCATTTTCCGTAACTCTCCATCCCCATCTATCTATATGTTTCTGTTCCATACTTTCTATAGTATTTACTCTTGGTATCCAAATCAAATCTACATCATTCATTTCTAATATTTGTTTGAGTTGTTGTATTAGTATTTCGTTTGGATACTCATCAGCATCTATATGAAATATATAATCACCTGTCGACTTTTCTATTACAGAGTTTTTTTGGTCTGAAAAGTTACCATCAAGTTTTCTCTTATAAACTATAGCTTTATTTTCAGATAAATATTCACCTAAAACTGCCTCTACCTTTTCATCATCTCCATCAACACAAACCACTATCTCATCTTCTGAATCTATATGAAGATTCAATATGTCCAATAACCTATGTAGTTCCTCAGCTTCATTGTAAACTGTGATACCATAACTAATTTTCACTTAGCAGCCTCTTTCAACAATCTTCTTGGAAGAGATTCTAAATCATCTAAAAATACTAATGAGGATTCTTTTCTCATCTTTTTATAATCATAGGTTCTGTATAAATCATTCTTATTAGCAACCAATAGTTTTACTGAACTAGACAATTTTTGTCTTTCAGCGTCTAACTTTCTACCATCAAAATTAACTCTGTAAATTTCATTTTCCTCATCAACCAATTGTAAAGTACCAAGTTGTTTCAGTATAGTTAGAATCTTAGGAGCTGCTCTGTTATCTCTAGTCTCTAATTGTAATCCGCTCATAAGTTCTACTTTTGAACCATCACTCTTTGTTAATTTATAATTTGGACTTATTACTAAAACAGTTCTTCTTTTTCTATTATAGGTAAATGAAATGATATCACCTGTAGAAACTTTGTTCCAACTGTATCTTAATTTAGCCATTGTCTTTGATTATCCCCATAGACTTACAAGCTTCCATAAATTCAAACTGACCAAACTTTTCGGCATTATCAACATCTAATCTTTTTTCGTGTCCGTCATACTTTTCTCTATCTTTTTCTGGTATTTCTACCACTTTAGCGTAGTACCAGTTCCAATTACTCATATCTCCTTCTGGATATATAATACCTTTTTCACCCATATTGATTACAGATGGAAACCAAACAATACCTCTTTCCTCATCCATTATTTTTAAATCGTTCATTAGCTTACTATGATTTTTAGTGTACTCTTCTAACTTATCACTATCGAAAGCTAGATAGGTATTTGATGTCATACCACATTGAAAACATATGTAAGACTCAAAGGGTTTACCTTCTATCTCTGTTTGTTCTACAAAGCAGTTGTTATGGGTGTCTAAGTCGCAAGGACAATTTGTCTTTTGTTCCATACTTACACCTTTTTTAATTTTGGTAATTTCATTTTTTGTGGTTCTTCCTTAATCTTTTTCAGTTTAGGTAATTTCAAATTAACTTGCTGAGGTTGTTCTTCAAATTTTGGCAAATAATTACTCAATATTCTATCAAATTCAGATGTCATCTTATCCAAAGTAAAATTTACTCTGTTGTACATAGCTTGTCGTTTACCTTTCAATATATATTCTCTTTTTCTCTTAAACACATCCATCATAATTTGTGAAGCATACTGATAGTTTACAGTAAACCATTGAGCTCCTTCAGCTAACATTTCTTTTGGTAGAGAAGACTCTGGAACATTAGTTAAAGATCCAGGTAAAAGAACTGAATTATTTTTGTGAAGAAAATCTTTATGCCCACTCCAATCAGGAGCAATAACTATTTTCTCTGATATACTAGCCTCTAATAAAGGACGACCAAAACCCTCACCATGAGTAAAACTAATATGTGCTTTTACTTTTGGATGATTATACATTTCGTTCATTTCTTCGTCTGTCAAATCTCCATGTAAAAAATAAACAGATGGAAGTTTACCATTTACAGTGGATTTAATATCTTCTATCTTCTGTTTAATTGTATTTCTATCTATTATAGAAAAAGTAGCACCACTGGTTTTCATCAAAAGAGCTGGTGGATTAGGTTTGTTCTTAAATGTCTCTAAGAATGTCTTTAACAACATACCCGTATCTTTTCTATCTTCTCCTAAATTACCTTGTAACCAATGACCAGTGTAAAGAAATACAAATTTCTCTTTAATATTATTCATTTCAGTATCAAATTTTTCAGATATTTCCGTTACCTTTTTGTAAATGTTAACATCAGCACCTTCAAATAATACTTCAATTGGTTTGTTTATTCTCAACTCACCTTTCTTCTGTTTTGTTTGTTCATCAAGCTCTTCATATACGATGGATTCAAATGTTGATTTTACAAATTTAGATGGAACTATATTCATATCCATTCTATTCATACCTTGAATCCATTCAGCTTTACAAGCAGTAGTCTCTATACCAGCGGTTATTCCAATATTGTATTTTGCCAAAGCTGTAAATTCATTTGGCACACTAATATGAATATGTATTTCAGGTTGTCTTGGTAGATTCATATCCTCTATGATTCTATCAATTATTATTCTATCATTTGGATTTTTATCATCTAATGCATTCATTGGACAATTACCCCAACGGAGTGAATTAATCCTTATATCAAACTTATCCATAGCTATAAGACTTCTTACTAAATCTCTACTATGAGAACCATATCCACTTCTAGTAGCAACTGGTCCCGTAATCAACATCATCGGTTTCATATTTTCCTCTTATCTAAATGGGCTTCTTAAAAATTCAATAAATCCGTCACGAACTTTTTTAAAAAATATATCTTCAGAACCTCTAAAGTTTCCAGCTATATTTTTTCTACGCCCTAATTGACGAGTTCTTGTGCTTTTATTTCCTACTCTCATAATATTCTCCTATCCTTCAAATATTGTATAACGTTTACGTGGTGTCCATTTCTCAAATGCTGTGTTCATATGACTTACAAAGTTATTACACATAGCAGTAGCTGACATCATAGCATCATCACTCATAACAAATTCATGACCTAATTTACCACATCTTTTTCTTTCTTCATCTCCCATATCATACCACTCTTTTAATCTAGCAGCAAAGTCTTCTGAACGAGGTCTGTCATCGTAGATGTATGGTGTAGGTATTGAACCTTGTAGACTTCTATTTGATGGCCATACAGGCTTACACCAATCTCCCCAAGTTAGTTGAGGATTATTTTTCCATTTCTTCTCATCATGTAATGAATGTACCCAACTATAATCTTTGTATGTTAGTAACTCACTTTTGTATCTAAAACCACATTGGTCTTGTAATCCACCCGTAACAGTTACAGATATTGGTGTACCACACATCAGAGCCTCACAAGTTCCCAAACCAAACCCTTCATTAGATGCCATATTAATCTGAACATCTGCTATATTGTAAAGGTAACGTAATTGTTTATCATCTAACTTTTTATGTGAAAATATAACATCATAGTTTGGACAAAGTTCCCTAACAACTTCAGGTAAATCTGTGCCATTCTCATCACGAGGTTGAGTGTGCATTACGAGAGCACACTTTTCAGCCTCTTCTTTTGGTAACATATCACAAAAATACTTGAAAGACATCACAATATCACCAGGTAGCTTTCTTCTGATATTTCTATTATTCCAAAATATTACAAATTTATAATCTTTACCACCAGTCAAATTTCTTCTGAATTGTAGTAAATCTCCCCATTCTTTATGAGATTTATCTATTGGGTAATATTTTTTCTCATCTATACCATGAGGAATATAAGTGCTATCCCAATCTGTTCTTGGTGTTATCCTACAAACATTATCTACAATATTTACTGTCTGCTTAGATATATTCATAATCAAATCACAAGACTCATAGAATGGTTCATTCCATCTTGGATATGGTAAATCATCCCAAATATTGTAGTAAAATATTGGCATAGTCTGTCTGATTTCATGTTCCATCTCATACAACCATCCCCAAAATCTTGGGTCTGTGTAATGTAATATACCAACGACATCTTTCTCAATTTTTATTATTTGTCTTAGTAAGTCTGGAGTTCCATAACCATTTGTTGGATATATTTTAAGATAAGCATCTTCAACGCCGGTTTCTTTACGAACAGCATCATTCATATCAACTATCTTACCTTGGTCAGGATGTTTTATAGCACCACCAATTTGAACCCACTCATATTCTTTTAATGTACCCATTACAAATTCACGAGACATTGTTCCTATACCAGATGACATTCTCAAATCATCTGATAGTAATAAAATCTTTTTCTTAGCCATTTATAACCTCTTTATTATCCTTTCCAAAGAAGTATTTGTCTAATATTTCTAACTTATCATCATACTCCGCAATTATACCAATCTCCTTTTCTATAGTTTCCAATATATCAGGATGTTCAGCAACGCCGACTGTATTGTTCAATAGATTTTCTACATTGATTCTGTGTTTCTCAATATGTGCTTGAAAGTGTAATCTGCTAGCCTTCAGTATTTGTTTTCTCATAGTGCACTCCCACTTGGTTTAAGGTTATCCCATTCGTTTATCTGTTTTCTAAATTCGTCATCGTGAACATACAAATCCATTGAACGATTGATTAGTTTTTGTAAAGTAAAGTTATCATCTAAATTGCTTATTTTGAATTTTTTGTATAGATTATCTAATAACTTTACGGATGTTAGTTTTAACATAACATTTCCTCCGTATATATGTATATAAGTATATAAGAACTAACTTATTATACAGTATTTTTTTTCTTTTTTTATCGCTTGTTTTAAAGCGCTTTCTGTTCCTTTGGATATGGTGTTTTTGGGTATGAAAGCAGCCATTACATCTGAATACTCTGCTATTTCTTTATTCCTATCATGATAATGCCATGCAGCATAGGGTCTTCCATACTTATAACTTTCAAGAACACAATGTTGATTGTAGGAATAATGAACAGGTGGAAACTCTGAGTATTTCACATCGAACTCTAAAGCATACTTCTTAGCATATCCATCTGCACCTTCTCTTTGTCCACCACTTACTATCTCTAAGTCTTTACCATACTTTTGCTTTAGTTTGAAGATAAACTCTTGTACACGTCTTTTGTTTGTATACTTTCTACTTCCTACTATTGCTACTCTCATAGTCATTCCTCTTTTGTTTCTTAGCTGGTTTCTCTGATGTACAAAATACAGCACATTTATGAAACTCATCTAATCCCTTTAATATGTATTCCTCACTACTATAAGTATATTGAAATCGAATCCTATCAGACAAGTCAATGTCTTTTCTATTAATAATATCATACCATATAAAATCATTCTTTTTAAGTTTACTACCAACTTTTATTGTTGTTTTGAAATGTAATCTTTTTTCGTAATCTATCAAAAACCTCTTCAAATCTTCCGCTACTATAGAACCATCTTCATACCATAAAGTAAGATAGTATGTCACAGAATCTTTGTGAATCTCTTCTAATTTATTTATAACTTCTTTTTCATAAGGTTTATTAATAAAATCCGAAAGGTTTAATCTTAAAATTATTTTAACCATTACTTTACTCCTGCGTCACAAAATTCTGTTTGATTGAAATCGCAATATCTGCAATTCTTCTTAGATGCCACTTTACTATAAGTATGTTCGGTGTTATATTCTCCATTAGAATTAAAGCATTCTGTCATAAATTCATCTAATCTTTTTACTACCTGATTGATAGATGGTTTACCATTTGCTGGCGCAAACTTCTGAACTCTCCTTTGTGGGAAGTCTAAGTTCTCATATAACTTTCGTTTGACAATAAAATATTCTACCTCTATTCTATCCATTGGATGATTGAATTGCTTTGAGTAGAATTGTTTATACAATAAAAGTTGGTCTGTCTTATTCTTATCAGCCTTCATCCATTTGTTCCAACCCATAGTAGATGTTTTGATATCGTATATCTTTATCACATCTCTTACAGTATCTTTGATTACTACATCGATGTAACCGATAAACTTTATATTATTAGGTAAATCATAATTTAATGGAACTTCTATACCAACTAATTCGTAACCTTTCTTACTGAAGTACTGAGCCCTTTTCTTTCTGATAAACTTTAGTATCTCTACACCATGCATATAGAACTCAACCATATCTTTTTCAGTACAGAACATCTCTCCACCATTGTTTTTTAATACATTTTCAAAGTTACGTTTCATTCTAGTTCGTAACATATCTTCTAATGGTAGAGCTTCAGCCATCTTTGCTGTGTCGTTGTACATCACTGTTAGAAAGGTCTGTATGACCTCATGCATCGATGTACCAAAGAGAGTATGTATATTATCTGAAAACTCTCTCTGCCCGTCTATGTATGCAGTTTTCCATCTATGTGGACATTGAGCCCACATTGAATATTGACTATAACTTATTTTATTCAATCCATCCACCTACCGTGCTTTCTCAAATGCCAAAACCTATGTTTGAACATCTCCCATAGTAAACCAAACAAAGTATCTGATTCATATATTCCAGCATTACATTCGTATTTATACACTACTTACCCCACTTACCATTCTTTACGATTGTAGCCATTATACCATAGTTAGATACATCTAAGTAAGCATCTTCCATTGGTTCACCCTGCACTGCATTATCCCTACCACTCATCAATAAAGTCTTCAGTCTCTGTATCTTATCATTCATACGAAACCATAAACCAGTAAGTGACAGATGTACTTCTTCATCGGTTTGTAGTTGTGTTCCTACAGAAATATTACCAGGACCATAGTCATGTTGTTTTTTTAGAAACAATTCATATTGTTCCTGTTGTAACCTACGAAACTCAGCAGTCATCTCTGGCCACTCTTTCTCCATCTGTTTTACAATAGGATGAATATGTTCTGAATATTCTACTTTGTTTTTTGATTCTTTTATATTACTCATTATAAATCCCCAATTTACAGTTAAATATACACATTTTTATGCATATGAGTCAAGCTTTTTTATAAAAATTATTTTCTTATTTTCACCAGTTGGTTTTACAAACATCTTATCTAAGTTGTCTTTATGCCATTTCATAGATACTGCTTTATGTTTAGGTAAACCAGCCGTTTCACCAATCTGTTTCCAATTATCTGCTTTGTATACAGCACCATTGTTACCACCAGCAACAAAAGTAATCAACCATCTCAAATCATCTCCATACTTTTTCTTCCATTCTATAGGCGCTTGTTTTCTAAGTTGTTTCAATATTTGTGTTCCTGCATTCTTAATATATGTAGTCATACAAAATCTCCAATTATTTCCAAACTCATTAAAACTATCTTTATACTCATCCTTCTTCATTTCGACATATCTTAGAATATCCTTTGGTGGTGGATAAACTGAAGAACCTATACCAATCATCCCAATCGGCTTTTCAAGCCCCAACACATTTGTATAATCTGAATGGTAAACTAACCAATCTATTCTTCTACCTACCGAATCGTTGGATGCTACATAACTATGGTGTTTTTCTATGATACTTTTTACTGCCTGTTTCTGACTGTTGTCCTTTACCAATTCAATCTTTATCATTTAATTTTTTTATTTGTCTTTTGATTCTTTTGTTTAGATAGTATACATAAATATGTTTGGGATTTGTCTTCTTCCAAAATATATTTTCGTCACCAGCTTTATATCTACGATTCAATTCTCTACCATATGGTCTCTTTATCTGATTAAGTGACCGACTATGTGTTTCTTTACCATCTACCATCAGTATTCTACCTTTAGCAGTTTCACCTAAGTAATCAAAGTTGGTAGCTTTGTAAATCACACCTGTATGTCCGTGGTGTTGGTCAGCAAATGAAACTATAACTTCCATATCCGTATCTCTTTTTAGTAACTTAAATGTTTGTCCTATAAAATAACTTTCTGTATTCTTAGGCGTATCATCGATACAAACTAATCTTCTAAGTTCTAAACATTTCTCTGGATTGATAGGATTGTACTTAGCTGCTGTAGCAGGCATTGATGGATAAGCATACATCATAGCTCCAATCATTTTTGGAATACCAAAGTTACCCTCTGTAAATAATCCATAGTGATATAGAGATTGGACACCATTTACATTATGTGAGTAATGATGTTTCTCTATAAACTTTACTACTGACTTTCTAGGTATCTCCTCAACCGTAAAGTCTTTTACAGACACTATATAAGACCAAGCTTTCTGACTTCTCTTTTTTCAACTCCATACTTAAACAAAACATCAGCTAGTTCAGCTTGACCACCCATAGATATATCATACATCTCCACAGCGTCATTAGCCTCTCTCATACTACATTGTAAATGTTTAGCTACTATTTCATAAACCCATTTTGGATACTTCATTTTTTTATCTCCTTTAACATATCTTAGCCATTGTTTCTTCTTTGGTAAGATGCTTGTATAAACTTTATATAACTCTTTTGGTTCTAATGGATACTTCTGCACCTCATTTACTAAGTCAATCCAATCTGATTTCATAGATAAGAATCTATTTACCATATAGTTTGACCAAGTCTTTTTATCTTCGTCTGAAATATCTTCCCAATAATTAGGATTTTGAACCGCTGTTACTTGATTTACGTGGTCGAATAGACTTTTCTTTTTTACCAAAGATTTTTTCCCACTTTTTGTTCCACTCATTTTGAGATATTCCTCTTCTTAGTTTATCACCTTTACCAGCACCAGTATCTTTTTTACTCATTTCCTGTTGGCATTAACTTATCTGGAACTTTACCACAATTACCACAACTATATACCTGAATGGGCACCATAGCTTCTTGACCTGTTGGTGATACAATTGGTGATATTCTTCTTATGAAAAAGCATTGAATGAATGTAGCGTTACCACACTCATCACATACGATAGTTTCTGTATCGTTTATATCTATTTCTTGTTGTGGTTGTTTTGCGCCACCTATTGGTTTCATTGGTTTCGTACTCATTTTATCACTCCTAACAATTCTATTATCATAGCCATAGCATTTATCTCCTTATCAACTACCTGACTATCCGATAACTGATACTTAGCGATTAT